AAGATTATTTATTGGGCAAAGAGAAGCTGACTTTATATCTGATATTACAAAAGAATTAATAAAAGATGTTGTAGGTCAAAAAATATATTATTATACAGTTAGAGAAGATTTGTCTAATGTTCATGACATATATGAAGAATCAATACATAAGATATTTAATCCTCCTGTAGAAGTTGAATGTCTTATTGAATGGCAGCCTTCTGTTGTTAAAACAACTAGATTTGGTCAAGAGCAATTAAAAAAGATTATTGCTTATCTTCACCCAAGAGACTTAATAGACAGAAATATTGACGTAAAAGACGGAGATTACTTTTCTTATGGAGACAATTTCTATGAAATAACATCAGTATTTACAGATCAAATTGCTTTTGGACAAGTTGAAAGAGTTGTATCTATTAAATTAAATGCTATACAAACAAGAATAGAAAATATAAATAAAACTCCATTAGGACCTACTAATGAATTCTACTCTGATAAAGATGCAATACAAACTACTTTTGAACAACAAAGAGGATTAACTGAAACTGATAAGCGACAATTAGTAGAAGATAAAGTTTTAGAAGCACCTATTGGTAAAGCAAGAAAAGTTGCTCCTGACGGTACTGAAAGATCTTTAAATGGTATTGGTTCTTCTTTTTATGGAGATGACTAATGACTACAAAGTATGATGAAATAAAAAATAGATATGCTCCTACAGGATATGAAGGTCAAAATTACACAGAAAACTTTACTATTCCTTCTTGTGGAATAGAAGATTTAGATAAAGCTGTATTTAATCTTTTTGACAAGCAAATGCCTTTATATTATGATTTAAAAGGTGAACAAAAGAAAGTTCCTGTTATATTTGCTACAGGTGAAAGATATGCTTTATTAAGAAGAAAAAAACCTATTATAGATAGAACAGGTGCACTTATTTTACCTTTAGTTTCAATATCTAGAGATTCTATTTCAAGTAAAGCTACACATCCTGCAAACAATCAAATGTTTCCTCACGTAATAAAGAAAAAGATATCACCTAAAGATATTATATATAGACAACTAAATAACTTTGAAAATTTAAGAAATTCAAGTAATTCTGAATCTAAAGAAGAAAAAGAAGTAGATTTTTCATTAAAGCCTAACATTAAAAACAATATTATAGAAACTATAGAAATACCACCAATAAAATATTATTCAGCAACATATAATATTATATTATGGGCATCATTTACTCAGCAAATGAATCATTTTCTAGAAGCAGTATTAAATAGTTTTACAATAAACCCGGGAAATATATTAAAAATAGAGTCTGATAAAGGTTATTGGTTTACAGCGTCTATACAAGATCAGATATCTCAGCAAAACTCATATGAAGATTATACTGATGGTGAAAGGTTTGTAAAGAATACTTTAACTTTAAGTACCAATGGATACATTATAGCTCCTAATATAAAAAATGGTAAAACAGCTTTAAGATCATTCGTAAGCTCTCCTGTTATTAATTTCGAAGTGTTAACCGATTATACAAATATTGAGCCAAAATCAAACGGAGTTCAAGATAGTGATCCTAATGCAAACATTTTAGATGATCTTAGAACTGAAGATGGATTTGTTCCAAGCATGCAGATAGGAATAGATTCTTTTGAGAATTCAAATAATTTAAATAATTACGATAAATCGGATGCTTTTTCTTCAAATTCGCAAGACGAAAAATATAAATCAGAGCTTGTAGGTGAAAGAGGAACAGACTATACTAAAAAAGTTAAAAAAGTTTTTAAAGATTCTAGTGGTAATTCTGTTCCTGTTATGGTAACAACATCTACAGGACAGGGAGAAACGCTATATGATTCTCGTTTTGCTGAAGTTTTGTTTAATATTTCTAACGAAGAGTAATATTTGGATCGTAATTACATATTTAATAGATGAATATATAATTTAGGAGTTATAACTATGGCTGAACAGACATTTAAGTCTCCAGGATTCTTTGAACGAGAAATAGAAATAATTAGCAGACCATTATTTAGAAATTATACAACACCAGTGGGTGTCATCGGGTCAACACAAAAAGGACCAGCTTTTGTACCAACAACAGTCACTTCATTTCAAGAGTACGTAAGAGTTTTTGGACAACCCGAACAAGATAGAGATTCTGCACATGCTGCTGCAGAATTCTTTTCTAACGGTGGTAAATCTCTTACGATGTGTAGAGTTTTAGGCGCAGGTCACGGATCAAGCTCAGTAAACGCAGGCTTTAAAGTAGTAGGAACTGCAGGACCAGGAGGTGCTGGTTTAAATACTAATAGAGCTTCTGGCGCAGTTCAATTTATTGTTGCAGATCATACAGTAAATAATGCAGAGCACGTTACACTTGGGCTATTAAACGATAATAACTCGATTACGCTAGCTGCAGATCAAGATCCAAGTGATGGCGTCTTAACTACAGGAACAGAGCTTAATGCGCAACTTATTAGAGCAATGATTTTTATGGAAAAAGATCATTCAATGCTAATATGCGAAGTAGGAGCAGCTGTTAGTAATGCTGGTGATAACGATGTTGCAACTGCATCATCTTCTAGATTTAAATTAATTATAGTAAATAAAGCTGACGAAGATGCAGAAGTTGCATCTTATGTTGTTTCTTTAGATCCTAGCGATGATGCTTATATATCTAAAGTTTTAAATACTGATAGCTTTAAACATCAAGAAAAGTTACATTATTTATATGCAGATTTTCCTGTAGATACATCTGTTGCTGATGTTGCGGGTAATAAAGTTGCTATATTACGAGGAAAAGATTCGTATTTAAATTATTACGGTGACTTTTCTAGCAAGTTTACTGCAGCACAAACGCCAATGTTTATCTCACAGCCCTACGGTGAAAGAGAATATGAACTTTTTAAATTCGAATCAATTGACGATGGTGAGTTTGGTTCAGGAAAATATAAAGTAAGTATTTCTGATTTAAGAGCTTCTACAGATCCTAATGATAAGTTTGGAACATTTTCAGTTCAAGTTAGAGACTTATACGATTCTGATTTAAATCCTACAGTTTTTGAATCATTTGAAAGAGTATCTTTAAACCCAAACTCTGACAATTATATTGCTAAAGTTATTGGTGATCAAAAGATTTATTTAAACTTAGCAACAGACGATGAAAACGAAAAAAGATTAGTTAGAGAAGGAACTTATGAGAATCAATCAGAAAGAGTTAGAATTAAAATCTCTGATGATGTTTTAATGGGTGAAGTACCTGAAGATGCTCTTCCTTTTGGATTTAGAGGTATTCCTACTTTAAAAACAACAAGCACGCTTAAAGACGGACAATCAAGCAGAGATGCTAGTTCAAATTATCTTATTGGTATTGACGATTCATCAAATACACTTGTTGCTGCTAATGCTGGATCTAACAAGTTATTATTATCAGTTATACCTCCATTACCTTATAGAATGAAAGTTACATTAGGAGATATGAGAAAGCCTGATGGTAAGTATTTTCAAACTTATTTAGGTCAAGTTTTAGGTAGTGATGGATTAGAGTTAAATAGTGAATCTGTTAATACTAATTTACATTGGGGATTAAATGCTAGCAGAATAACAGATATTCATAATCCTAATAGAGCTACTGATATTGATTCTAATAGGCTAGCAGGTAACCTTGTTAAAACTTTAGGGAAAGTTGTTAATGTTCTAACAAGTGGATTAGATAGTGATACAATAAATAATAATAAATTTAGTTTAGCAAAAGTTGCTTTAAAGGAATCATCTTCTTCTACAGTTTCTGGAACTGTTAGTGATGTTTATTTAGAAGCAGTATATATTAGAAACGCTGAAGTTTCGAGTAATATTTATGATTCAGCTTCTGGTCAAATTAAAATGTCACTAACACAAGATCCTTTTACAACAGAAGGTGCAACTAATAGCAATGAAATAAGATTGACTTTAGCTGGTCTTTTAAAAGAAGACAAGGTTAAATTTAACAAGTACAATAGAATGGCTAAATTTACAGCGCCTATGTATGGAGGTTTTGATGGGGTAAATATTATGGATAAAGATTCATATTACTTTACAGACAAATCTGCATCTGTAGAATCAGGTGGTCATGGTGTAAATTATACAAGTGGTTTGTCTGGAACTTCATCTGGAATGAGTGGTGAAAGATTATCAAACAATTCTATAAACGCTTTTAGAAGTGCTGTTAAGTTAATGACAGACGAACTTGTTATAAATCATAATGTATTGGTTTTACCTGGAATAAGAGATGATCTAATTACAAGCTACGTATCTGAAAGAGTTAAAGAGTATGGTAAAGCTATATATTTAATGGATATTCCACATTATGATTCTTATGATACTAGAATATTTTTAGATTCAAGTGGAGTAACATCATTAGTACCTGATGCTGATGCTACTTCTACAAAGTTTAATGGAAAAGATTTAGATAATAATTATGTAGCAACTTATTTCCCAGACGTTACAATATTAGATCAGGGTGACGATTTAGGAGCGAGTCAATTTAATCCTAGACTTGTTCATGTACCTGCTTCTGTTGTTGCTTTAGGTGCTCTTGCGAAAACAGATAATGATTCTCAACCTTGGTATGCCCCTGCTGGTTTTTCTAGAGGCGCTTTAGCTTCTGTTGCATCTGTTGATTCAAGATTAAATGCTGCTGACAGGGATACATTATATGAGTCTAGAATTAATCCTATTGCTAGTTTTCCCAATAATCAATTTGTTATTTTTGGTCAGAAAACAACTCAAGTAGCTAGAACTGCTTTGGATAGAGTTAATGTTAGAAGATTAATGATTGAGATAAAGATGCGAATTGAAAAGATTGCTTTAGGATTATTATTTGCTCAAAATGACGCTCAAACAAGATCATCTTTTATTTCTAGCGCAACTAGAGAGTTAAATGATATTCAGATAAATTCTGGTATTGAAGATTTTAGAGTTATAATGGATGAAACAAATAATACTGACGAGGATGTTGATAATAATAGACTTAACGGAAAGATTATTGTTGTGCCTACAAGAGCAGTTGAATTTATAGCAATGGACTTCATTATTACAAATAGTGGCGTAGAATTCCCATCATAATAATAGTTAATAAATAAAACAAATTAATAGGAGATTAAATAACATGGCTGGACAAAAACAAGGATCAGCAAGAGTAACACTAAGAGAAATTGACTTATCACAAGTAAGCTCTACTTCTATAGAGCCGCAAGGCGTTCCAGCTGCTATTGTTGGTACTTCACATAAAGGTCCTGCCTTTGTACCTAGAACATTTGCCAATATGCAGCAGTTTCAAGAAGTTTTTGGAAGCATGACTTCTAGAGGTAGACTTAAAAATTCAAATTTATATGCACCTTTAGCTTTTAACGAATGGATGAGAAATTCACAAGCAGGAACTTTTATTAGAGTTCTTGGTGTTGGTGATGGAAGTTCTGCAGCAACAGGATCTGGATTTGTTGTAGGAAGTGAACAAGTTCAATTAAATCCAGAAGACTCTGCTAATAGATCAAAAGTATTCAAAAACAAATATGCATCAATAGATGATAACAGAAGAACAAAAGCTACAGAAATAGCAAGAACTCACATGCTTGGTTGCTTTATGAAAGATTCAACAGGAAGTACATTTCTTCAAGATTCTGGAGTTCAAACAGCACAAGCAGCTGGATCATTAAAAATAACTTTAAGTAATGATACTCATATAACAGATGGAAGTACTTTAAAGTTAACTTTTAATACTGATCCTAACAATTCTTCTACAACAAAAGTAGTCACTTTTACTTTTTCAGACGGAGAAGCACTAAATGATAATGATAAAGTTATTAAAGCTGATGGTTCTAACGCTGTAGTACTTACTGATTTAAGAGATGCTATCAATGGAACTACTGTAGCAGATGATAATTCAACACGTTTAGATGCACATTTAATAGCATCTTTAACAGGAAGTACTTTAACAATTTCTTCTCAACACTCTTCTTTAGGAACAGCAACAAATAATATGACTGCTGAGTCTGACATGAAATCAGATGGTGTAGTTACAGATATTAATGTTGGTGGTAAAACAGCATCTGAAGTTAGTCAAACTGTGAGTTTTGGTTCTGCTGGAAATACTGCTGCAAGATTTGATATAATGAAAACTGCAGGAACTTCTGCAAATGTTTCTGCAAATGAAACAATTACTTTTAACCTAATTGAAAATGATGGAGATGCATCACTTACAGAAAAAGGTGTTTCATATCACTTTAAAGCTGCAGAATCTATCGTGATAACTCAAACAAGTGGAGGAAATACAACTGCTGATTTAGTTACAGGTAAATATGTCATTAAGTCTAATAATAATGTATGGGTTCAAATTGGATCTACACTTTTAGAATCTTTAAGAAATTTAAAAACTGCAATTGACCGAGTAGCACCTTCAGGTGGTACAGCTACTCTTCATCAAGGCTTATCTACAACAACATTAGATACACAAAGTACTAAGTTAACTATCTTTCAAAAAAATCTTGGTGAAGATGGCAATGCTGATCCTGATGACTCTCCAAATATTACAGCCTTTACTCTGTCTAATATTACACTTGTAAATGCTTCTAGTCAAGCAAACGCTGTTTTATCTACGACTAATGAAAAGACTAAAGCAGACTTTGCAGCATGTCATTTTTATGGTGGAACAGATAGCTCTGAAAAGAAAAACTTAACAATTAAGTTAACTGGAAATCCTCGTGTTGGTGATAAATTAGTTATTAGGACTCAAAGAGTTGATGATGTTGATGGATGGCATAAACTTCACTTATTATTTGATGTAACCAGAGACGATGAAAATGGGCAAAACTCAGGACAACCAAGAAAAGTTAAAATAGGTGTCGACCTACAGGAAACACTTTATAATTTAAGAAACGAAATAATTGACCCTAGCAATAAAGCTGGTATTTCTAGTGTTCATCTATCTTTAGATGTTACAGTTGATGACGCAAATGATTCTTTAACATTAACATATAAAAACAATAATGCAGCAAACGATACTTTTGTTGCTGAAGGTAGTGCTCAAGGTGGTTTAAGAGGTGACACGACTTGTGTAGGAATTGAAATGGGTGAATATGCTACATTTAGCAATACTAGCGGATTTAGCTTAGTTGGAAATCACGGGCCAAAAACAGTTAACTTTACAGGAGGAGGAGGAGCAGCTGCTCCAGTAATTCGTGGTATTTTAATGGCTCCTCAAGGTGTTAAACCAACATTAAATGTTACAGAAGGAAATACTGTAAAAAATAACTATGTATCTTATTCTGAAGCATCTGCTGATGTTACAAGTAATATTTCTAAAGAAGTAAACATAAGTGTTTTTGGTAATACTACAGGTAGTAATTTAGTTGGATATTCTGTAGGTGATGTAACTAATAATACATTTAAAATAGTATTAAATGGATTTCTTAACGCTGAACAGTCTTCTGTTTATACATGTTCTTTTAATCCTCAAGATGACAATTACTTTGCTAAAGTTTTAAATACAGACCCAACTAAAATAGAAGAGCTTGGTCATTATTTATACGCAAATTGGGATATTGAAGCTGCTGTAGCACAAGTTAGTAATAGCGGTTTATTAAGAGGTGGTGCTCCAATAAATGGAACAGATTACACTAACATGACAGGATTTCTTATATCAAAAGATTCTAGTGATACTGATTATGAATATGAAAAGTTTGAGGGTAGATTTGGAACGGCAAAAACTCCTTGGATAGTTTCTCAATATAACGGAGGAAATGATACGTCAAATAGAGGAACTGATGGTGTACATAAGTTATTTAAATTACATATTTTAGATGATGGTAGTAGTGGAAATAGTTTATATAGAGTTTTAATATCTGACTTAAGATATGAAAAAGATGATTATGGAACATTTTCTCTTACTTTAGAAGAATACAGTTCAGATTCTATATTAGGAACTCCTGTTGTTACTTGGAAACAATTAAATTTAGATCCTAATAGTAGAAATTATATCGGAAGAGTTATAGGTGATAAATATACATATTACGATTTCTCTTCTCAAAAATTAAGAACAAAAGGTAATTTTGAAGTAAGAAACGAGTATGTAAGAGTTGAACTATCAGATGAACTAAAAAGAAATACAGTTAATATCGATGCTTTGCCTACAGGTTTTAAAGGACACGGTTACTTACATACAACTAGCGAGTTTACTGAAGAGTTTACAGATGGCGATGATCAATTAGTATTTTCAGATAGTTCAAATAATAAAATAAACAAACTTAATGACATAAAAGTTTTACCTCTTTTTTACGTAACATCTATAAGTAAAAAAGTTACTGATAGTGTTTATGAAGCTACTAATGATTTAGCTTGGGGTGTCAAGCTAGGTATTAAGAAAAACGTTAATGAAGATACTAATCCTAAAGAGCACATAGAAAATGAATTCAATAAATCTCTTTTGAGTTGGGCAAAGTTTTATCCTTCGCTTGTTTATAAAGAAGATGATGCTGATACTTTTCAAAATTCATTCTTTAGTTTAGAAAAGATTAAAATACCTGCTGGAGGTATTAGCAGTGATTTTATTACTTCTTGGGGTCAAGCACGTTATAATAGAGATGGTGTTTATGGAACAGGTGGTAGATTTGTTAGTATTTCAAAGGATGCAAAGGGAAGTAATGTTAAATATCTTAAGTTTAGATGTTTATTCCAAGGAGGATGGGATGGAGTTAATATATTTGACAAAGATAAGTCTGAGTTAAATGGAGCTGCTGCATCTAGAGAGAGTAGAGACGAAAAAGGAACAAGTCAAGTAACAGGTCCTACAGTTATGTCTTATAGAAAAGCAATTGATGTGTTATCAGATAAGTCTGCTGCAGAATTCCAATTATTAGCTATTCCTGGGCAAAGAGCTTTTTCTGTGACTAATTATGCAATTACAGCTTGCGAGACAAGATTTGATGCAATGTTAGTAATGGATATAGAACAAAAGGGAGCAAATAGATTTATAGAGGGAGTTAATGACGAAGAATTACCACACGTAGGAAATACGATTTCTGAGTTTGCTGTTAGATCTTTGGATTCTTCTTTTGCAGCAGCTTATTTCCCAAATGTTTTAATAAGAAGAACATCTGATTCTGCACCTGTTGAAGTTCCTCCAAGTGTTGCAATGATTGGCGTTATGAGTCGTAACGATACTTTAGAAGCACCTTGGGCTGCTCCTGCTGGTTTAACAAGAGGTACCCTTACCAATTCTATAGACTCAAAGGTTCAAATGAACAGAGAGCTTCTGGATGATCTTTATGACAATGATATAAATCCTATTTACGTTCCAGCTGGTCGACCAGGTGAAGTTTATGCATTTGGACAGAAAACATTGCTTCAAAGTGCATCAGCACTTGATAGAATAAATGTTAGAAGACTTCTTATTGATATTCGTAGAAAAGTTAAGAAAATTGGTGAGAGTTTATTATTTGAACCTAATCGTGAATCAACATTGGAAAGATTTTCTGCATTAGTTGAACCAATTATGCAAGACGTTCAAAGAAGAAGAGGCGTTGTTAGATATAAAGTTTTGATTGATACAACAACTACAACACAAAACGACATTGAAAATAACACAATTAGAGGCAAAATTTATTTACAACCAACAAAATCTGTAGAATTTATTTCTCTTGACTTCGTTGTTGCAAATACAATTCAATAATTATAGATTAACTTAATATATATTATAAAGATTTAGGAGAAAATAACAATGGCTGAAACATTATCAGTTACAGAAATGATACCAAATAAGTTTGAATCAAAAAGAGGAAATAGATGGGTATTTGCTATTGAAGGTATAGACGCTTTTCTTATGAAGACAGCTAATAGACCTACATACAGTACTTCACCTCAAACTATTAGATGGATAAATAGTGAAAGACATGTTGCAGGAAGAATGACTTTTAATGATATTCAATGTACTTTACATGATCCTATCGCTCCAAGTGGCGCTCAACAAGTTATGGAATGGGTTAGAACTCATCATGAAAGTGTTAGTGGTAGAGCTGGATATGCAGACTTTTATAAGAGAGATTGTCAACTTAAGCTTCTTGATCCTGTAGGAACTGTAATTGAACTTTGGGATATTAAAGGAGCATTTATTACAAGTGCTAATTTTGGTTCATTATCTTATGACAACGAAAACTTAATGGAAATTTCATTGACTCTTAAGTACGACAACTGTGTTCTCCAGTACTAATCAATATTAAAATTTCTATTTATAGATAATTTTGTTTTTTTTGATATATATCATTATAAATTAGTATTACAAAAAGAGCAGATTATCTATGAATAGAGTTGAAAGACATAGCGATATACCTTCGCTTAAAGGTGTTATTAATCCTAGTTTTAATATTGATACTTTATGTTCTATAGGCGTTTCTCATAAAGGACCTGCATTTGTTCCTACGCAAATAGCTTTACATGAAGAAGATGACAATGTTAAAAATACATTCGAAAACATTTTTGGATTACAAGAATTTAATAAGTTTAAAAATTTAAGAGACGAATATTCTTGTAATGTTGACTCACAAGGTTATGAATCTTCAAGGGTTTGGTTTGAAAACGGCGGGACACAATTTTCGTTTACTAGAGTTTTAGGTTTAGGTACTGGAGTTAAAAATGCTGAAGGTGTTTATGAAGGTAGTGGGTTTAACTTGTCAGAGCCTATATATAGAAACTCTATTTTAAATAACTCTGTTTATGAAAATCCAAATAGTGTTTCTGGAGGAATAGAAGGATCTGTAAGTTTTATAATAAAAGATATGGAAAATATATCTACTACTAATTTAGATCCTTTTAAAAACTACTTAAATGAACTTTCTATTTCAGGTACAAGTTCAAAATTTATAACAGACGTTATAATGTGTCCCCAAGGTGTTTTTCCTACTTTACATTCTAAAGATTCAAATAATGATCTTACAATAAACTTTAATCACTTTGATCCACAACCTGTCTTAATAGAAGAAGCAAATTTACAATTATCTACAAAACAAGCAACATTTAACTTTTCTTCATCTGGTTTATTAGGCTATCCTTTTTCATATCAATCTAATGTTAATACTCCTACTTTTTCAACAAATTTTTATATACTATTGAATGGTTTATCTAACGTCAGTAATGCTAACAATGTTATTCAGATTACAGAGTTTGATATATTAAGATCACAAAGTAACAAAGAATTTAAAGAATCACTTTCTAAAAATTATTATTCTAGTAGAATACAAGAAAAAGGCCATAAATTTTATTGCAGTTTTAATACAAATAGAACTTTAAATCTAAAAAATCCAACATCAAATCAAAACAATGTAAGTATATTTACTGCATTAAAAAAACAAACTGTTGAATCTGCTGCTGGTGATAATATTGTACCTGATTATAATGAATTTAGGGACAAATATCAAGTTGCAAAAACTCCTTGGATAGTTTCACAGCCTTACAATAGAAATGATTTGCAAACAAATAGAGTTAATATATCAAAAAACGTTTATAGACTTTTTAGATTTTATTCTTTAGATGATGGTGAAATAGGAAATAGATTTAGAATAAAAATAGCGCCTAAACAAATAGGTGATATATACGAGAAAAGGTTCTCGCGATTTGACGTTTTTATTTTTGAATATAACTTGATTGATAATACATATTCTTTATTAGAGACTTACAGAGATTTAAATTTAAACCCTGATGATATGGATTATATTGGCAGAAGAATAGGTACTAAAAAAACTTATTATGATATATCATCTAAAAAAGTTATAACTACAGGTCTTTTTGAAAATGTTAGTAAAAACGTTAGAGTAGAATTAAGCGAAGATGTTATAAATAAAAAGTTAGAAGTAACATATATTCCTAGTGGATTTGAAGGTTATCCACATATAGAATTTAATAAAATTGCTTTTAAAAGCTATCAGGTAAATGATATAACTGAATTAGATGATTCTACTAAGTTTGATAATTATTTTAGTAATATTAATCAGTTACCTTTAACTTATAATCCTAATTATTCTATAGATAAAAGTTTGCCTGAAGATATAGAGTATATTAATTCTTGGGGTTCTCTATTCTATAATATAAAATCAAAAGAAGAAATTTACAAAAATATTATTCTCTATAATCAAAATACTTCATCTAATAGCACTTATCTTTATAAACAAAACATCTATGAATTTAGAGATAGTAATGAAAACGATAAACATTTTTCACCTCACTACTTCTATACAAAATATTTTCAGTCAAATAAAACTAGTCCTTCTAAAAATGTATGGGTTGAAGAATCTAATTGGTTAAATTCTTTCTTTCATCTAGAAAAAATTGCTTATCCTCAAAAAAGTAATAGTTTAGTATTAACTAATTTATTAGAAAAATCTATTTATATCAGA